GATACATTGTATGCTCCGCCCGCTAATGTATAGATTGTATGCGTTAGCGTGTATGTCTGAGAGGCATTAGGAGGGGATACAATCTGAGTGTATGTGTTAGTTCCGTATGGGTCCGTAATGATAAGTTCCATCTTTAGCGGAGGGCAATCTACCGCACCTGCGGACACATTCGCTGTAAGTTTAATCTTATAGACGCCGGGGTCTATGTTGTATGTAACCGTCGCAAATGGAATGTTTCCTGAGAAGATACTAATCGGAACAGGTTCCCAATCAACACTTATAACACCGTTAACAACTCCCGCCTCGCATCCGCTGTAATTGTCCTCTCCTGTTATTTCCAATGTTCCCGTCGAGCAGATGTTGGCGAAGTTTGTGATGACACCATTTGTAACTTGATACGAGTCGTTTGGTGATGGGCAGTGAATTGGTGCCGTGTACCAACCGTTTGCTAATGGGAACTCGCCGTTCGGGTCTGAGAAGACCATGTCGTGCAAGCCAAGCACAGGGTATGTGCTATTCACAGAGAACACGTAGTATGTTTGGTCTGTCACACTATCGCACTTGTAAAGTATTGGTCCCGCATGCAATGCCGTACTGAAATACTTTGGCAATAAAATAGGACAATCAATATCAAACTTGCAGACCGAACCATCACATGCAAGTATCATGGTCAAGTCAATATCGGTAATAGCCGAGTTTGTCTTGGGTATAATCATGTAGCAACTGCCGGGGTCTCCGGGGCTTAATGACATCTGACCACCTGCAATGGTTACCCATTGGTTTGTGCCTAACGGAACAAATGAAGACGTAACGCCGTCATACTCAAACTCAGCCAAAAGGTATGGGCTCCCTGCGACAAGACCACAATCCAAGCCTGAGTTTCCAATGTATACGGGAAGACCCGGAGTCCCACCCAAGTATCCGTATGTGTTCGATGACAGTGTATTGTATATGTTCCCGTTATACACAGCCTGAACACCATCGGGGACATCCTCGGGTGTAAACTTGATAACGACCGCACCAACACCATACAGGGCATTTATTGTAGCCCTATATATACCACGGTCGCTACCCGCAGTTTGCTCGGGTAGGTCGCACGATACACCGCAACTTGGACATGGTACAACAGGAAGGAGAACCCCTCCTACTTGCTGCCTTGTTATTGCTCCATCCGAATAGTATCCATCAGGGGCAAGTACACTAAGTGACGAGTTGGCAAACACAGCCGTCGCTGACGAGAGCGACGGACTGTTGAGATAGTATTGCTGTGCTATTGGCATCTATTGTTCTTTAGAATGTACAAGAAGTAGAACCTATTGGAATCATTGAGTAGTCTGTTACACCATTTGTTATAGTTAATCCAAGCAGAGCCTCACTGTAATAGTTCAACTGCACGTTTGCTGAGTTTGGTGCTATCGGTGTGTATACATATCCGGCCACCTGCAATACTCCCGGATTGAGGCCATTAACCCATGCTACAATTGCGGGACCATCGGTAGCAACATTGAATGTTGAAGCAGGGGCTGTGTAAGAGCCTGATGTAGTATTCAATGTCTTGATATACCAAGGTCCATCAGATACGTTGTTGCTCATAAGCATCGTGAAACACTTCAGTTCAGCATAGCATCCGCAGTTGAAGTAACTGACTGTGGCAATACCAAATGTAACGAGAGGCGTCTCAACAGTCTTGGCACATATAACGACGGGGCCATCGGACTCATTGATACTAATAACAGTTCGAGTGTCTTCGCAACTTATGTACTCTATGTTTGCCACATCGTTTGTTTCTACTACCCAATTACTACATGACTCGGCGCAGTTAGAGCAGTCGCATTCTACCATCGTAATGGTTGCATCTCCTGTGAGTACAATCCAAGGGGCATAAACACAAAGTTCAACATCCTCGAGTGGGTCAAGTTCTATTGAAAATCCACCCGTCAAACTGTTGCATGCTCCGTTAGGGAATGAAACCTGTGATGTATTGGTAGCACTCGGATTCAGAACAGAGATGCGGATGCAGTTGTTTGTCTCGCATACCTCACATTCGCAGCACGTCTCATTGAGCGATGTTCCAAAACACAGCACATCACCAATGGCATCACGGAAGTCCCAAATGAGATACAGGTACTGACCACTTGCTGATGGAGGCACAGTGAAAGTAGAGTAGAACACGGGCGGCGTTGAAACAATCGGTGTCGCAACAGATGAAAGCGACAGCAACGACTGTATATCAACAGGTGTATTCGTGTATAGCGTGTTCGACCTATGGTACCTGAACTTGTCAGTCAATGGCGAAAAGTCAAACGTGTCGGGTACAATCTTGTTTGTCTGCAAGAATACCGTACTTCCCGCCGTTGGGAACGCAGCAGAACCTGCCGCTCCTGTACTCAGGTTGTACCTTGATATAAGTGGGTTTGTAATAACCCCACTGAATGTAACCAAGTTTGACTGAGTTGGCGACACATAGGCTCCATCAATATACCTGTACTCTACGTGTATTGTCTCGCCTACCTCGTATTGATTCGTTACGACAACTTCAATCAGTGTGAGCGTTTCAACAACGGGACATGATACGGTGACAGTGATTGTAATCTCGCCGTCAACGAATATATTGATGTCCGCAAAGTCTATGGTATTGGAGTTCTTGTTAAACGTGAAACTTCCCGCAGTATTTACAAGACCCGATGAGTTGGTGACACTATTGTATACGCTTGAAATCTCAAATGTTGAACCAACAGTTATAGAGTTCACCACCCAAGACACCGTAACCAATCCTACGTCTTGACCGAAACCAACGCAGTAGTCAGCCACAACCTCCTCGTCCCCTGCCAAAACAAACATGTTAGCAATTCCGCAGTCAACACACTGAGGTGTTCCGGGTATTTGTCGCTCGTTTGATGACAGAACGTACTCGTTCATGTACGGGTCAAAGCCACCGAGTTTCTGTGTATTAAACGCGGCATTGAACTCGTCCCTAAACCATGTCCTCATACCCTGCTCCGATACCACTCGTAGTTGGTCGTTGCTATATGAGTTACCCTTGAGTTGGATTACGGCACCGCGCTTCACGTCAGTAAAGTACCTGTCGTATCCCCAATGAATATAACTCTCAGGGTTCTGACTAATACCATACTTCTCGACACGTGCTATCTGTGTGCCCAACACTTCAGGTACAGAGGTGATAGCGCCACCCGCAGCAGAGTCGGATAGCAGATTCTTACCTGCCAAAACGTATGACACCTTATCTTCCTGCAAAACAAGAACGTCGGTCTCGCGTCCATCTAATTTGAAGATGCCACCGAACGAGTCCTCCAACGCCTTGAAGTTGATAAGGCCAAGGTTGAACTCGTTTAGTTTATTGACGTTCGACTCGTTGTTGTAGATGCCGCTGTATGTTATATCAGCGTACCTGTCAGCCTCCTTGTAGTCCTGAGCCGACACGCTCGTCACCCTGTTACCAAGATTAAACTGCTTGCCTACAACCGAGTCGCGAATCTTGTAACTCTCGACACCGTTACCAAAGGCATAGCAGTTATGGAATGTGGTGTCAATGATTGCCGATTGGTTGGTAGCAAAGTTTTGGTCTTGCACGTTACCAAGGTGTTGACCATTGGTGTCGATGTCGAACGACTGCTCGTTCTCGTAGAACACGTCGGGTAGCGCATCAACGGGCTCGGTCTCGAATACAAACAGGTCAACGGCACGAAAGATTGTAACGCTCACCTGTATGCTTGACATCCTGTTGCTCTTCCTGCGAACGCCGGGACACGACTCCGTTCCCGTAAGCCATAAACGTACTGCATCACCTGTTCCTGTTGGACCAAGGTCTTCAAATCTCCAAAAGTTAGTTCCGACACTTAACGGACCAACATACGCATTTGTATTGTATGGTATTAGTAAAGGAATATATGTGTTATCTATTGGTCCACCTCCCGAACCAACATTCTGTGTACCGCTATCTATTGCTGTTTCAATCCCATCCCCTACAAACCAATCCCTGAAGTTATCATAGTTGGCAGAGGAGATGAATGTCTTAGACCAATAGTATTCACGCTTTTCACATAAACTGTATCCGCCAATCCTCTTCCACGTAAAGTTTAAGATAATCCTACTCCCCGATGGTATGGTTACATTGTCACCTGAACCATTCTTGAAGTCAATGTTTATTGTAGGAAATGAATTGCCTTGATTTGTAGTGATTGTTCTATTTTCTTGAAATACTGCATCGGGGTTAACCTCAACAGAAAAGTCATTTGGGTTTATTCTCATATAAACACCCGAAGGTGCAGACCCAATAAATCCCGCCGTCTTGCTTTGCTTATCTAAAACAGTCGCATACACACAACTTGTTACGGTTCCTGATGAATCTGACTTTACAATAAGCCTGTCTCCTACCTCAATCTTTCTTGCATTCTCTCCGTCTAAAAGGAACCACCAATTGTTTGTGGTTGTATCCTTTACGAATATGTTACTGAAGATTGTCTCGTATGTCTCGGCATCGGGCTTGATAACAAACTTATACTTTGACGCCCAAGACGGTGCAATCTGTGTCGTTGGTATAGTAACCTGAATGTAGTTCTTCAAATACGAGTTCTCGCATGGAACATACAATGTATTGTTTGGACTAACCAAGGCAGTGGTCGAGCGATTAAACTCGTCCATGTAGACTATACCAATCTCATACCCCCGATTACTATGGAGACTCTTTGGTGTAGCCACCTGCTGATATACAGCCTGTGCTGAAGAGACGGTGTAATAGTTAAAGAAACTCACCGTTGGTGTCGCAGGAGCGTCAACATATTCCATAGCAATCAACTGCAATCCTATCACATTACTTGCGGGTGATGCTATAACTGCAATTGGTTGAGATGAAGCCGTTATTCCGCTTGCATACTTATTGAATGTACCAAGCGTATTTGGAAGGGCACAGTTTAGTATGTCTGTAAATGTTGAGCCATCGCAGGACGTGTCGTTACCCGGAGCCGCATAGACGGGCTTGATATTTAGGTTTGTTCCAACAGCGTTCAGAAACTCAACGCTTGTTGCCATCTGATATACAGATGTGTAGTTAGTCTGAAGGAAGAACGTGAAACTCACCTGAACATCAGACATGGGCGCAGGGAAAGGACCTGTTCCCGTGAAGGTGCTATGGGCAATGTTTAACTCCCATGAAATAGATGAACCTGCAACCAATGGAAAGTTTATAGGGTCGAGGTTAATCTCGACTATACTTCCATTAACTGTCAATGCTCCGTTTATGTTATAGTTCCCATTCGATGTCGTGTCGGGAATATCTGATGTTCCAATATCCTCTGTATTGAGTGTCACAAAATACTCAAGGTTTACAGGAAAACCATTCGCATCAATCATGTCGTACCCCTCAGTATAGTTACCATACATGAGGCGGTTGCCCATAGTTGTTTGAGCCTTCGCAAGCCTTGGTACATTGTCGTACAAGCGAAGCAGTTCAGACTCGGGCAGCACAGTGAATATCTTGCTATTGTTGAACTGATACTGATAGTCAGTATTGTTCGCTAATCCAAGGTCGGTCTTGTCAAGTTTCTCGATTACCTTGATAATGTTCGAGTCCGCATTCTTGAATAGCAGGTCTATACCAACCACAAGTGGTCCGCCTGAGTTATAGGTAATGTCGCATGCGTTGGCGAAGTTTACCATACCCTCATTTAAGAAACTCTCTGTCGAAAACTCGAACGGGTTTGGAATAAATGCGGGCTCAGACCACTGAGAGGTTGCGGAGTATTCTCCATCAGCATACCTATAACGATACGCAAAACAGATAAACCGCGTCTCCATGAAGTTCTCCTGACTTGAAGTACGATATGGAGTAATTGCCGGAGAAGATGTCGGTGGCTTCTTAATAACAAGAAGTGACTCCGCTGATATGGCGTCTATGTTTGCAACAGGAACAGCGTATTGTCTTGTAACATTGATAAACCTCGGCTGATTATAGTCATCCGTAAAGAACAGCAGATTGTCAATGATGTTGACGCCTGTGATTGTATACGATGGATTGAAGTTTAGTGTGGTGTTTACACCGCCTCCATCGTCAATACTAACTACGTGGTATGTTAGTATGCTTGTGTTGGCATTGTATGATACAATCAGGTCAAGTTTACCTGTGGCACCAACAGTGAAGTTGGGGTCATGGACAAACCAATAGAGTGTGTCATTCGCCGAATCCTCAAGGGCTCCAATACAAAGAGCATCCACACTAAGCGGCGTCCCATCAATATAGGCCAAGAATGTAAGGCGGTCGTTTCCTTTTGAGTTTTCAATGACGCCAATCTCTGAGTTCTCGGTAGAACCCATGCGGATATTTAATGCGTCAATATACTCGCCGTTTGGAACAAGTCGTTCATCGACGACTTTATTCATTCGACCCGCTACAAATGTTCTTGTTACGTTAGCCATCTTATTTGATTGTCTTGTCCATACCACGCAGATTCATCAGAAGTCTGCCGGGGTGAATGTTGCTGATTCTAATCTTTGCGTTCCTCAACAGAGCCGCCTTCTCTTTACGTGCCCGAGCAACTATATATTCTTGAACGCCTAACTTGGAGTTCAGTATCTCATACTGAATATATGCGTATACGTATTTCTCAAATAGTTTATTGACCGATATCAACGAGTCGTCACCATTCTCCATACCATCAGATACGTACTCAAGTATGCAGACTTCACCTGACATGGTTGAGTCGAAGTTTATCACTCCGTTCTTTTTGTCGATGCTGAATGTAGGGTTGAAGTTCGCCGTCTCGGTATTAAGACCAATCCTATTGCCGATGGCGTAGTCAAAGTACCACATGCCGTCAACAAAGTATCCCGGCTGTCCACTAAATTGATTACCCTCGTTTAAGTAGATGCTCTTCTTTGTTCCCGTAATCCTATCAAAGTCAATGTTAGAGAACTGAGGCTTCAGTACATTTCCATTGATGTCGAATAGAATCTGACAGTTGTTGTCCTGCAAGTAAGCGTCGGATGAAAGGGCCTGAATGTTCTCACTCAGTGGCCTAAGATACCCGTCCTTGTATAGAGATATACGAACCCAATTAACGTAGTCAGATGGGAGTACATACCTAAGCAGGTCACATACGTTCAACTCTAATACCTTAATCTCCTTGAAGGCATCGTAGTTTAGTTCCTGTACGGCCCGCTTGGCATGGAATAGAATCTTGTATCGCTCTTCGTTGTTGACTAACGAGCGATTCCCATTATACATTAACATGAAGTTATTGACAATGTCAAACAGGCTTACATACTGATATGAGCCGTGATTGCTCGGATTGTTGTAGTAGTCAAACTGTGATATATAGGCCATCGTTATTCTGCTTTATCTTGGTTCTCTTCTGTCTTTCCAAACTGATACACCTCACCTTCTCTGATTGATATACCACAATACTGAAGTATCTTCATAGTAAGCCTTGCCTCGTCCTCGATTGGCAACTCGAAGTCCCGATAGTCAGGCTGCGTTTGGTCGAATGAGGGTTCTCCATTCACAAGTGTAATGTATGTCCACTTGGGGTCGAATGGATACCTGAAGTAGTTTGCTAATATCTGTCCGCGATTATTTATTGTTGGCGGATAAATGGTCAGTTTATCATACTCCTGCGTGTAGGCAGGGAAGTTATTACTTGGTGCCGTTAATAAAGAATTGTTTAGCATGGTGATTTTACCATGCGTAACCTTCTCAGCCTCACGCACCGTTTGGCCTGAAAAAATAAAATACTGTTCGGGTGTACCAAAGAATATGTTAGTGTCAAGCGTCAATATCGTTGCTGAAGTTACCGCTGTGACTTTGGCTATGAAGTTTGCATTGTATCGGATGACTATGTCTCCAACCTGTACACCACTCGCTATAAAGTTAGCGGTTGCATCAATCAACTGACTCGCCACGGCTGCACTATTAAATCCCGTTGCTACCTGAATTGGATAGCAGACCACCTTGTTAATCATAAAGTAGTCGTTATTGTTGTACGCTAACGCCGGAAGGTAGTAAGTGTTATTCGGAAGCGGTGTAACAACATCGAGATAGTCCGTCACGGCGAACACCTCCATAGCCTCCTCAATTCTCTTGCGCTCGTCGGCATAGTCGGTACCCGACATGCGAGCGTTCTCACGATTGATGGTCTTATTATAGTCGGAAAAGTAATCCTGAAATAACTCCAACTGCGCCTGTTTGGCGTACAGGTTGAAGTCCGATGGGGATATATAGCCGTAGTTATTCTTGTTCAGAACGGATAATACCGTATTCCTGACAGAGTTTATCATCTCTAATGTGCTTTGTACAAAGATAAAAAGAAAGGGGCACCTAAGCGCCCCTCTCCCCCATGTACAATAAAACTATGAAACCATCAGAGAACAATACAAATATACAAATCCTATTCTTCTAATTGACTTTCCAAGAACTTCAGTGCGTCAAGACCATCGTCTGACTTTAGATATAAAGATACGGTCTCAATGTGGTCCTCTCCAAATGGAACCGCAAGGAGTTTCCGCTTGTTTGACGGCGTGTTAAACCATACCTCTTTTCCATTGTTCCTCAGACTCAATAGGTTAGAGTCAAAGAACATCTGAACACGGGCATTGTATTTCAACATCGGGTCGTTAATAACATTGAGGAATCCCTTTGGGTCCCTCTTAGCCATCACTAAGATGTCGCGCCGAATCTCTGCCGTGGCAAACCGCGTTGGGTCCTTGCCGAACACCACACGGTATACGGTCTCAAGTTGCTCGACGGTGAGTTTACGCGCCTCAATCAGGGCATCAACCTCAACTGTCATTTCATCCAACTCGTCTTGAGCATCCTTCTCATTGTCAACCAAAATGAATGTTTTTCCATTCAATGGATGATAGTGAAGGAACTGCTGAAGCACAGGATTTGATTTTGGAACTATTAAAAACCCATCCTCAAAAACAATAGGCTCAAGGATTGCATTCCCGTCCTGCTCATCCTCAAAGGGGGTCTTTTGGTTTTGGGCATATCGAAGCGCCCTGTTTATATTCTTCTCCTCATCATACCACATTAGGGGATACCTCCGTGTGTTTCTTGATGATAGAGTGTAAGATAGCGGAGTGTATCCGCCAAGAAGTTTGTAGGTTTTGTCCGAAGGGATATTCTTATTTTTCATTGGATTTGATTTTTTTGAATGGTTGGGGGAGTGTCCTCGAAGACACCCCCCACTGACCATTCAGGTTGATACTAAACTGTTAGACTATTAGACTCCGTAGCGGAACAACACGAAGTTGTTTGCACCGAGGGTACACACACAACGCTCAGACAGGAAGTTAACCTGCATTGCATCGAGGTCAGTCGTGGCAGCACCACCCGCTGACCCGGTAATCCAAGTCTTATAGCGGCGGTCTTCAGCCTCAGACGCACGGTAACGAACGTGCAAGAACGGACGCTTGGCATTCTTACCCATGATTTGGTCATACACGGTAGTTGAACCTGCGGGAACGAGCAGACCTGTAACGGTATTGTTTCCTGCATTGGCAAGACCACCGCGCATGGTAGCGTCGTTCAGGTACTTCCAATCTGACTTGTAGAAGTCATAGCCACGGCGGAATCCGCTGAAGCCAAGGTTCAAAGCCATGTTGATGTCGTTGTCGAACAGACCGAACGATGCTCCGTTGGCAGCAGTACCACCGTTGAAACCATTCAAGGTAGCAAGCATGTCGTCAATGTCGAACGAGAAGTCGCGGTTTACAAATACCACATTCTCTTCGATTGAACCCTGCTTGTCAAGACGACCAATAACAGAATCCCAATCTCCAAGAGACCCCGGGTTACCTGCTCCCCATACGTTACCACGAAGGTTAACCGTATAGAATACACCCTGAGTTCCTGCGGCGTTCGCTGCACCACCTGTGATAAAGGTAGCGGCACCTGTACCTGCCGCTGCGGGTACTGCTTCAATCATGGCGGTCTCAATGTAGTCCTCGAAACGTAGACGTGTCTCGTGTTCTGACTTCAAGTACCATAGGTATCCGGTAGCACCGTTCTCGGTTGTCACCTCTACCCAACCAATCTGAGCCATGTCGGAACCATTAACGGCATACGTGTCCTTTAGGATGATTGGCTTGTTGTCGAAGATGCTATCCTCAGCCTCAAGAGAGTTTTGCATTCCAAATGTTCCCTTGGCGAACTCAGAACCGTAAATGAACACGGTACAGAGGTCACCATTTGCGATAGCAGCAGCGGCCTCATAAAACTTTACGGTGAACACAAGACCTGTTACAGAATCAACAATTCCACGGTTAGTCGCACCTGCGGGATTTTGAATGAATACAGTCTGATTTACGCGAACAGCGGCAGTTGTAGCACCGGGGTCACCGACAGTCAATGTACATCCTGCTGCAACAACAAGGGATGCTTGTGCTTGGGTGTATTTAATGTGCAGACGTCCTTGTTCAGCCCACTTGATTTGGTCAGAAGCGGAGGGCATCTCGGCTCCAACCATACGAAGGAAGGATGATACGGAACGGTTACCATAACGCTCAAACTCCTTCTCGTAAGTATCAGGAAGATACTGATTGAGGAAGTTGAAGTTGGTGATGTAGTTTGTAGACAACGCCACCCGCTCGGCTGCGGGTTGTAGGGCGAATGTCGGTGTAGAAAGAATTCCCATCTTTTTTTAGTGTGTTAAGTGTTTTTGTTGCTGCGGATTTTGAGTTTTCGCCCGGAGTCAGGGTTTACCGCCCTCACCTGAAATCCGCCCTGCTTTGTCACCTCGGGCGCCCTACGCTCAGACATGTTGATGTTCTTTGTCTTACGCATGACGTCCTCGGTTGCGTCTGCCAAACCCTGCTCATAGAAGTGCTTGGCAAACTTTTCAGGATTCATGGCTATGGCTAACGACCTATGGTAACCTGCCGCATCTTTCATAAGCCCATTCTCATCCAAGAACTTATTGATAAAGTTCGTTGGAGTTGACTGAGCCTTCTTCAGTTCGGAGGCATCCCCCGGAGCGAATGTAAACTTTCGGTCGTTTATGCTGAACTCAAAACCTTTGAACTCACCACCAAACACCTCGTTCGTTTTCTGTGCAAACCAATTCCGCTTGCGCTCATCCTGCTCTTGGATGGTCTTAGCCTGTTGTAGGTACTGCTTGTAGCCATCGAACTCCCTCTTCTCTTCATCGGAGATGCTTGCCAAACTTGACTCAAGCGGCATCTTGTACTTCTCCTTCTGAGAACTGAAGAACTTCTTGGCTTCTGCAATAGCCTTCTTTTTTGCAATCTTTACTTTCTTAATCTTCGACTCCTCATCAAGGTCCTCGTCGTAACGATAGTCGTCCATTAGGACTTCAATGTCGTCTGCATCGAGGCCATCCTGAGTAGCCGAAAAGTATTCCTTCAGGACATCTTCAGGGTCCATTGTGTCGTAGTCCTTCCTCAACTTGAGGAAGTCATCAAACCCACGCCCCGTTTCCTTCCTGTACTTCATATAAGCCGCAACATCCTCGGGCATCTCCTCCGCCTCTGAACGCTGACTTACCAACTCGTCGAACGAATTGATTGGCTTATTGTAGCGTTTGCTAATATATGAAAGAACTCTCTCTTCACTCAGGTCCTCGTCAGCACTGCTGCTTTCAAAGACCTCATTATTTTCATTTGAAGGCTGCTCGACTTCTGCTTGAATCTCCTGCTCATGTCTATCAACAAGTTCGCGTTCAATTTCTTGCACACCCTTATTTTCACCCTCTTCAACTAATCTAACTTTCAGTTCCATTTGATTTGATTTTTTACAAAGTTATATATACTTTTTTATCTCGGCTCAAACTCCGCAAGGTCGAATCCATCCAACGTATCCTCATTTGACTCGAAGTTCATAGGGGGCAGATTATTCTTGCGTTGGTTGATTAACTTAGACTGCTGCGTGTTCTGTATGCTAATGCGCTTCTCCTTAGCCTTCTCCTTGTCGCCCTCCCTTTGATTGACCATCTGCTCTCGCATTCCGTGGAGTTGCAGATTGTACCTAAACTCCTCAGCCATAAGCATACGCTTGAGTTCCGCCTCCTGCTGAATCCTTTGAATCTCGAAGGCCACCTCGGCTTGCTTGATTTGCATCTTCGATTGTGTCTCGGCTTGAATCTTTTGCATGGCAACCTGACCCGCCAACTCTTGACTTTTGAGTTGCTGCTGTGAAATCATGGCCTGCTGCTGCATCTGCATCTTCTCCTCGCGCTCCTGCTTCTTGACACGCTTAACCTTCAGTAGTTGGTTTGCAAGTTTAAGGTTCTTAATCTCCCTGATGTCGATTGCATCCTCAAGGTTGATGTCTCCCCTACTGAGGGCCATCTGTATGTTGCCCTCGAGTTGGGCCTTCTGCTCCTCGTCGGGTGCTATCTCGATGAAGATACCAAAGTCGTAAATATATAGGTCACTGATGTCGTTCAGTAATGACACGTTGTACTTACCAATCTTATTTGCGAAGTCGTCCTTGAAGTCGGAATACTCGAGAATGTCAGCGATACGATACGTGAGCGCCTCTGAGATAGACCTGAATATGAACAGGCCACCCTCGAGAATGTGACGGGTTGCTGTGTTCGAGTTCAATGCAGCAAGTTTCTGTACCCCAACCAATGAGTTAGGGTCGGGCGTTGACCCATCCCTTGCCTCGTTCAACCCTGACACGGCACGTAACATGTCCATGTAGTGGTTATAGTTGGCGATAAGCATCTGAGTCTTGCTTGCCCCTGAGTTGGATGTAAGTTGTTGAATTGGAACCCGTGCATTATTGAACTCACCCTCTTGGGTATAACTACGACCGATGACCGACCCCGTTTGGAAGTACAGCCTCAGTGCATCCTCGGGATTATATGCAGCGCCCGTACCCAAGTCTACCTCGTTCAGTCCGTCGGCGTCAATGAATACACCGTCAGGTACGACACGTGAGATGACCTGCTGCAACTTTAGGTGGGTGATTTGAATCAGGTCGGCGAATGGAATCATCCTGCGAACCAACGACTCAATGGCACCCTTGTACATACGCGGAGCGCATGCCACATAGTTGGGGATGGCATGCTGACTTGCTGACTTGGGTCGAACCATGTTCTCGGCCAACTCCCACTTTAGCAGGATGTTGGTGCCCATGACCATGATGCCCTCATACCATACGTCAATAGTCTTCTCTAACTTCTCGAACTTACCATCCTCCATCATCTCGACGGGAGGATTGAATGTATCGTCCTTTGGTATAATACGAGTTCCTCCGCCCTCAAGTATCTTCTTCTTGTAGACCATCTTCTTAGTGGTCTTGTAGTTGAAGTACAGTAGCGTACAGGTGTCCCTGCTGAAGATACTGTTCTCGTAAAACTGAGCCACATTGTAGTAGTCATACCAACTCTGACTGTACTGACTAATCTTATCCAAATCTTCGTTGGTAAGGGTCGGGTCAATCTTGAGCAACTCAGTCATGGGCAGAGTCTTAATCTCTCCCCAATAAAAACAATCGGTGAAGTATGGGTCCTCGGTGTAACTGTATACCACATTTGCGGGGTCTACGTATGACACCTTCACGCCCGCTCCGGGTAAGAACTCATGCTTTGCCACGGCAATACCCAACACGGTCATGTCGTAGTCTAACCGCTTACGTGTGTCGTAGTAGTGGTTCTCGTCAAGTATTGTATTGATGGCCTCTTCCTCGGCAATTTCGATGGCGGGCTTGTATTTTAATTGCATGAACAAGGACATCTCCTCGTCATTCTCGGGCAACTCATTGGGGTCCATCACAAAAGGATTGACTCCCGCCTCCTCTTGTATTGTAAGCAGGATGTCCTTCGCGGCCATCTGCCCCTCAATCATGTCCTGATACTTATTGCGCTTGGCCTGAGACATTGCATCCTGTGCGTATGCCTTCACCTTGAACATCCTGTCCGACATGCCGTTGACAACAATGTCAACGAACTTTGGAAGTATAGGCACGGGTGTCCAATCCAAGTTCAAGTACGAAAGGTCTCCGTCGATGGCTAACTCATTCTTGTATTTACCAACGGGCTGCTCGCCACGTGCGTAAAGACGTAGTCGATGGAAGTCCCTCCATTGACTGTAATACCTACATGAGTTCCCGTCTCGCCTAAACCACTCGTATTGTATGGCCTGACCAATCTGAAGACCATACTCCGACGTCTCCTTCACACTGTCAGGTACAAACTGACTCGGGAATATCGTAGATGATACGTTGATTTCTATCTCTTTCATCTAATCAGTTTACTTGATATTCCATCATTGATATATCTTGCAAAGTTAATGCTAATTTTTGTCTGTTTTTTCTCGGGTTGGTACAGATGTTTTTGGTTTGCCATAAC